CTCGGGCCCGATTCCCCAAACTATGCAGCTCCCCGCCCGAATAGCTCAGCCGGTTAGAGCACTTGACTGTTAATCAGGGGGTCGTTGGTTCGAGTCCAACTTCGGGCGCCAGATATATCAAGGGCTTACCTCGCGGTAAGCCCTTTGTTTTTGGGGTACGTTGAAAATTGTGTTGAAAATTCGGTGCGAAGCTAGGCTTTTCCCGCCGGATCTACAACAGGACGTTCATGGTCGTACAGGTGCACCATTTGTATTGATCGATGTCCGCTAGCAAGCTGCTTGTCGGCCTTGGTGCCTTTGGTGTCGGTGATGCCACGGTGCTTCAATCCGTGGAGGCCGAATCGTTCTTCTTTGCTGATGACGCCAGCCTTCAACGCGGCTGCCATGGCACGACGCCAGGCGCTCGACATGGTGAACTTGCTTACCGAACTTCCACCCTCGGTAACGACAAGAGGTCGATCTGCAGCGCGGTGAGGAATTGGGCATCGCTTCTTTTCCCAAATGCGATTGCGTCTGGTCTTTAACCAGTCCCATGCTTCCTTTAGCTCGGGGGACCAACGGGTGATATTGCCAAGACTTCCTTTGCGACGATCAACAATGATTCCCTCCTTTGTTTCGTCTGCATCGGTAAGTTCTCGTACCTCTACGCCGCGCATGCGGCATGTGTACGCAATGACAGCAACTGCCCAAACGTAAGGTGCAAGGGAGCCAGTACGACGTGACGGTAATGCTCCGCGTCGTTTGAACAACGCTACGACGGCCTTCATCGTTAAGGCGTCGGGCATGCGGTGAGCTTTGCGTTCCTTCGGCATGTCAATGCCATCAGCTGGATTGCCTGTGCAGTGGCCGCGTGGCATGCCCCATGCAAATGCGGCCGAAAGGTAGCGCTGGACATGAGCCGCGCTGGAGGGCGTTTGTTGCGAGGGTTCATGATCAAACGAGCGCTTGCCCATCGCAATGTCGTCGATCAACACCTGAATCAGTGGCAGTGTGATTTTCCGAAGTTTGACCGAAGAGAACGGGATTCCTAATTTCGTGCGGAAGTTTTGCAGGATCGTTCGGCAATATATGTAGTCGTCTTGCGTGGTCTTCGCTAGTTTTTCAAATTGAGGCGAGCCTTGGTGCAGTTTTAGCAGGTAATCGAGTGTGTCGCGCTCAATGCCGTGTAATTGCTCGATTGCATGGTGGAGATCAGAAAGCAAAGCTTCTTCTGCGCCAAGCCGCCGCATACGCGGCTTGGCGTCATCTACATAGGCGTACCAATAACGGTCCCGACGATTCCAATAGCAACCGTTTGGCAACTTGCTTTGGTCAATGTGAGCGGGAATGGTCTTGTCTGGCCGTCTTTTGCGTCCACGAGTCACAGCACATCCTCCGGCCGATATGCCTGTGCGCTGCTTCGATGTAGTCCAAGTGATTCGTTGAGTGCTTCTACCGTCGTCCACGGACCGCGTGCGCTCTCTTTGATCCGAATTCCTTGCGCTTGTGCCCAGCGACGAACACCTGCGGCGGTGCGTTTACCGGAGAGTTGCTGCAACCGTTCAGTGTCAAGCACGTGATGATTCAATTCCTTCCGCATGAGTGCTTTCTCTTCAGGCCCTTGCTGTTCGTGAAACTCTGTATTTGGTGGAAGAAGGTCGTAAGGGTGTGGCGGGTGCCGAACCGGCGCAGTTTTTGGTCCGCATCGTGGATTTCCTTTCGTGGGTGTCGTGCAGTGGACGGGAAATGCTGTCATCACGCCATCGAACTCCGCTGTTTATGAATCATCACGGGCTGTTCGTTCGGGCCGCGCTGGAAGACCCAGCATTTGACGGTGCGGCCCTTCGTTAGGTCCGTGTTGTCGTGGAGCCAGATGGCGCTGTTGACCGCCTTGATGTCCACGAATTTGCGTAAACGTGATGAGCGCAGATACTTTTTGAGATCGGCCAGCGGCGGCACCTCCAGTCGGTGCTGCGCGGCGGTTTGCTCGAAGTGATTGAGATTGACCGCGATCTCGTGCGGGTTGCGGCTGTGGTTGAGCGTCGCCATCGCGCCATTCCAGGTATCGAGATAGTCGAAGCGCTCCCAGAAGTTCTGCACCACCTTGTGGTCGCTGCTGATGGATTCCTGGCGCTCGGCAGCCATCCCGCGCACTTCTTGCAGCACTGCCTCTTTCTGCTCGTCTGTGAAGGCAACGACCTGCGATAAGGCGTCGAATACCGCGAGCAACTGGCCGTGGTTCTTGGCGATACGTGTCGTCTTGACGTCCGGATGGTCCAGCAGCGCTTGCTCGTGCTGTGGGGCGTTGGCCAGGATGGTTCCCATTACCTTGGCCTCAGCGCGCGTGGCCAGCAGCAGGAAGTGGCTTACCGCATCCACCGGCATCTGTTCCAACTTAAGCGCCGCCGCACGCGTCTGCGCGGTGTGCGCCGATCGATCGACGGTGATATGGCAGATGCGCTGCATGATGGCCTCGCTGGCCTCCACCTTGGCGTTCTGAGAAATCACCACCGTGGCCCGGAAAGGCGGTTCGCGCGTTTCGTTGCCCGAGTTCTTGACGCCCATGGCGCGCACGCTGCGGCCGTTGTAGGCGGTCTTGAGTTCGTCCCAGTCGAAGCGCTTCTTGGCGTCGTCATCGCGGTCGCTCTCGATCAGCACCACCGGCAGATTGGACACTTGGGCGAAATTACGCGCCCGCGCGGCGGCCGTGGCCTTGGATGGATCGAAGCCCTCGTAGTCGCGGCGCCCGAACAGTTTCCACATGAACTCGATCAAGGTGGACTTGCCGGCGCCGGCCTCGCCCACCAGCTCCAGGAAGGGGTAGCTCTTCTGCACCTGGCGGATCTGCTCGGCAAACAGGCTGCCAAACCAGAACGTGAGCGCCACCAGCCCTTTGGCGCCGAAGCACTGCCATACCAGGTCGAGCCATTCCGTGCGGTACTCCCGCCGATCACGGTTGAGGGTGAGCTGCGGCGACTGACTCAGGGTTTTGAGGTTGAGCTTGCCCAGCTCGAAATAATCCTCGTCGTTGAGCGTGTGTATCACGCCATCCTTGATGGCGAGATCGCCCATCACATAGACACCGTGCTCCTTGCTGTAGCCGATGTAGTCGATGGTCTCGACCGTTTTGATGTTGAACAGCTGCCGCTGGATGATGCGGTCGAGCTGCTGGCTGGTCCCCGTGAACACCGCGCCTGGCGCGATGCTCAACAGGCGCTTCTTGAATTCGCTCGCGCTGGCCAGGCTGCTGCCGGCGAAGGTGTTCTTCACCGATCCGCCGCCGTGCGGGAAGCTGACGCGGTAGTAGTACCAGGACTCGTCGGTGACGGTATTGGCCTGGTAATACAGCGGCTGCGGATTGCAGTTGGCGATCTCTACGTTTTCGCACGCTTCCACCAGCGCCTGATCGCGGCGTTCCCGCTCATCCTGGTCGGGGTCTTTTTCCTCCAACTGCTGCATCGCCTTATCGAGCGCTTTGATGTCCAGGTCGAACCAGTACAGGCGGTCACCAAAGTCATAGAAGAACGTCGCCATGCCGGTGCGGCGGAAGATCAGCCGCGCCTTGTCGGCATGATTGCGGGCGATCAGGAGCGAGCCCTGATACAGATATTCGTCGATGTCGCCGGGCGTGAGCTTGTCGGCTAAGTGCAGGTCGTTCCAGTCCTGCTTGGCCTTGGCGGTTTGCGGGATGGTGGCGGCCTCGCACTTCCAGCCGTCCTTGCGCGCGCGCTTGACCCACCGCTGCGTGTAGTCGCGCCCGGCAGCGTCGCCATCCAATGCCCACACCAACGTGGGGTACTTGGTGCCGTGGGTGGCACGGAGCCGTGCCAGAAATTTGTCGGGATAGTTGTTGCAGCTCATCGCCGACACCGCGTCGATACCGTGATGGCCCAGGGCCACCGCATCGAAGATGCCCTCCACGATCCACAGCACATCGACGGTGGCCAGCTTTTCCGGAGTGAGCGTTGGCGGCACCCATGCCTCACCCGCATAGCTCTTGCCTGGCGCGAACCGCGCCTTCATTTTGCCGAAGCGGTGCGCGCGATCGATCAAGCGCTCCCAGTAGCCGCCGCCCGGCAGGGCAAAACGCACCGTGGCTGAGGTCGCGCCGCTGTCCGGGTCCTTGAACCATTCCTGCGTGTACGTGCCTTGCACGCGAGCCAGATTGAAGCCGCGCGAATTTTTTAGATACGCATCCGCGGCAGCATGCGGATCGTTATCGGATTTCTTGTAACGCTCAGACCAGTCTTCGAACAGGTCGGGAAACAGGTCTTTCACCGAGGCTTCGTAACCACAGTTTTTCAGGCGGCCGCAGCGAATCACCCACGGCGCGCCGGCGTTGGCGTACAACTCTGGCTTGCCACAATCCGGGCATTTGCCGCCGCGCAAATAATCTTTCTTGGTTTTGAAGCCAAACTGGTGGGTCAGCTCGCGGGTGATATCGGCGAGCAGTTCCGTGCTCATCGCATAACACGACGCGGTCATGCGTCGTCACCCTTCGAAGCGGGAGGTGTGGCTGGATCGGCTTCGCACCACATCGCCGCGTGCGGGCCGCAGGCGGCACCCATGCGGCGCATCACATTGCAGCTGGTGCCCAGGTAGGTTCGGCCCTCTACCTGCCGATCGTGCCAATGGTCATCGTCATCAGCGGCCGCGGGCGGCGCGCAATCCGGCGGCAAGATGCAAAGGTGGAACCGGCCGCCCAGCTCAGCGGGCGACGAGTGGAACACGCAATCAAGGCATGTCTTTGTGCGCGTTTTCGTGTTCATCGGGCAAGCCGTGTCCATGCCGGCTGCGAGGGCAGCCGGAGAAAAAAGGAAGGGAGGGGATTTAGGTTTCTGCGGCTAGATCAGCCGGCACGCCGTCCGCATTGTTGCGTGGCGTGCACGGTGTTGCGCGGGCATTCGCCTTGCGTTTTGGCCATCTGCAGCACATCGCTGGCGGTAAGCGCAAACGCATGACCCGTGGCGGGATCGACTACGCGGATCACGTAGGACGTGCTGTGGCTGATGTCGAAATACGCGGGAACATGTTTGGCTTGGAGGTCAGCCAGGGCGTGCATGGTGTAATGCTCGGCCGCGCTTTCGGCAATGCCGGCCGTGGCCATCAGGTGGGCACAGCAGCGCTTGATGAGCAGCTCGCTGTCCAGGTGCTCGGCCTGGTGCGCGACGATGAAGCGCGTCGCGCTATGGATCAGCATGGCCGCGTGGGTGAGGTCGTGGGGACGAAAAGAAACGAGAGACATGGAAAACCCCTGCGGTTAGTTGAGCACCATCGGTGCGTAGTGGGAACCTGGCGCGCCGGAGGGTGGCGTAGCAGGCGCTTTACCTGCCGCATGCTGGAGCGCTGGCGGCATGACGATGTCGTTCGCGCGGCGCTCCACGATGGGTAGCGTTACCTGCGCGTTGGGAATCAGGCTGGGCACCAAAGTTCGGACAATCCCCAGTTGCGCCACGCAGCGATGGCAGCAATCGACATTCATGCAGTCGAAATAAACCTCTCGCACCAAGGGGCTCAACTGTCGTGAGGTGATCGTTCGCATGCGCGACTGGCAATGCGGGCAGGCGATTGCGTTGCGGGGAGCTGTCATGTCCGTTTAGTCCTCGTACACCGCGGCTACGGTTACCTAGCCTCAAGGCCGCAT